ATGGGATAATACAATTCTGTTACGTTCATCCATCAATCCAGAATGGACATAACAAATACTATCAGGTGATATCTTCACACCCTGGGTAGCTGTTCCAGTATTTACAACTCCACTTTGATTAAATACATAATATTCTTGTTGTATCGGAGCTACAATTGGTTTTCCGGCGATGGCTGGTTGTTGTGGACGAGTTGTAACTGGTACACGAACTTTACGAATTCTTCTAGGATCGATGTAACGCAGTTCTTTAATACCTTCCCTAGGTTTCTTTTCATCAATCATCATGTGATAATAAATTCTTCCATCAATATACCAGTTTCTAAAGATTTCGTGGCACTTTTTATCAAAGTCCATAATCTCTTTAATGTATTTAAATTCTTCCCTAATAATATCCTTTAGTTTATCGGATGCAGGAAGATTTGAAAGTTCAATTTCTACGGGAGAATCATTTAAATCAGATACTATTGCTTCATTTACGATATCTTCAATCGCACTATCGCACTCTGGATGTAAAGACATCTCACGATATCTTCTGATTAAATCTGCTTCTGTCTTATAGACACCTTCAATATCTACGTATTGACCATAAAAACCACTAGAGATATAAAAATCAGATTTATCCTCATCATTACGAGGAATGGGAGACATAATCCCTTTGGAATTATTGTCCCCCGTATCTTTTATTTTAAATCCAAATAATTTTGCCATAGTAATGATTAAGTCTTATATTCTATTTAGACCTATTAAAATTGTCCAGTACTTACTGAGGTAGTATCAAAAATCTCTGTTCTATTAGAACCAAGAATGCTAGTTTGATTTGAATCAAGTGCATCCCACCATTGTACTTGTAAATCTACAGTAAATTCTTCAATAGTATCAGTTGAATCGTAAGAGAGGTCAATAGCACTTACTGATGTTGGAAAAGTTCCATAAAATTCATATGATTTGAGATAAGGTATATTATCTACACTTGTCATATCATTGCCTACTAATGCTCTTCCAAGTTGATGAACTTTCATAGTTTGTTGATAATCAACTGGATTTGTCTGTCCAGAATTATCTTCGTGTTTGTTTATAAAATTCATCCATTTTTCAAATGCATTTCTAATTTTAAAATCAGTATCATTGATTACTGTAATTGTCCAAGGATCAAATGTTCTATCACCGGCAATTTTTAAATTTCTTCCTCTAAATGGAATATCAATTACACTTAAAGTGGATGCAGGCAAATTTGCTGCTTTTACTAAAAATCTTGTATACTCTGGCAATGTAGTGTCACCTGCCGATGCTGCAGTGGGAAAATTAATTTCACATTCAAAAAGATTTGGTCTTGCTCCACCACCAGTTAATTTGCTTTTAAAATCATTTAATGTTCTGTAATTGGTCTTGATTGGATCTGCCATTTGATTTTACCTCGTTTAATTAAACAGTACCGATGACTTCTTCAAAACTGACTCCAGTACGAGTAGCAACGAAGGTCAATCCAATGAAGTTAATACTTCTTGCTGGTTTGACGTAAATGTCAGCTTTAAATTGATTGGAGTCAATAACATCTGGAGTATTATTAGTCTCATCACAAATTACAACAAAATCAGTAATACCTCTTTTTGCTTTTACATCACGAAGATATGGTTCAACAATATTAATAAAGTTTGATCTAGTAATCAAATCATTAAATTCAAAGAGTTGTGCTCTTGCTGCTCTTTCAATTGCTTTTTCAATAGTCAAGAACAAACGACGAACGTTAATTCTATCAAATGCTGAGGTATAAGATAATGCGGTTTTGTCACCAAAAAGAATAATTCCAGAACCTTGGGAGAATATAATTGGATTAATTCTTCTTGTATATAATCTATCTCTTTGTGCTTGTGATGGATTATATGCAAGTTTAGTTGCGTTATTAATTGCTCCTCTATTGGCACCTGCTGGAGAGTACCAAGGGAAAGAATTATTAGCAGTTCTTGCCATTGCTCCAGCAACATCGGCATTGCAAGGAATATATCTAAATGTAGAATTAAACCTATCGTAAGTATATTTGTATCCACTATCAAATACAGCATAAGATGATGATGTTAATGGATCAAAAAATTCAATTATATTATTAGTTTGAGTCTCTGAGTTTGATACATTAACTACACCAGATCTGTGTGGAGAAATAACTGCAATACAGTCTTTACGCAAATCTGCAATCGCAATTAACTCATTTGCTTTTGCTTGAGATTCATTAACTGTAGTTCCACCAGAAGGACCACTAATTAAATAATCAATAGAATATTCTGCTGGATTTGTGAATTTTCTGTACGAAGAAATTACATCAGATAAATCTACTGAATATCCACCAACATTATTAGATGTTCCAGAATAGTCTGCACCACCAGACAAAGTATAAGTTTTTGCACCAACACAATTAAATGTATTTCCTTGTGCTTCTAGTCCCCAAGCAGTATTAGATGCATCACCATATCCAGATAGAGTAGAAAACTTAGTTTTTTTTCCAGTTTCAGCAAAACCAGCAAAAACATATTGTGATTGTCTTCTGATTATATCTTTATAGTAAATTGCTTGATTTGGTGAAATTCTACCATCAGATGCTTTAGAAACTCTTTGATATTTCTCTAAGACATTTCCAACTGCACCAGTAACTGCTCCAGTGTCATCCACAACAACGATATTAATTTCATCATTCTTTGAACTTCGTTCTACAGCATATTGGGATGTTCCTGGTTTTGGTGCAATATTTTTCCAATAAACAGTTGAATTTTCCAATCCAAGAGTTTGCTGGTCATACCAATCTAAAGGTGCAGATATTGAAGTGGTGGCATTAAAAACACCAATAGCAGAAGTTCCACCAGTTATTGTTCCACCATCAGATAGGAGTAAAGTATCTTGCGTAGAACCATTAACGTTTGTTGTACCAAAACCAACAATCGTATTTCCTGGTACTAGACTTCCTGAAATGGATTTTACAAATTGACCAACAGCATATCCGGCACTTGCAAATGGTGTTGCCCCAGTGACAGAAGGACCGGGAAGAACGACGGAAGAACCAGTTGAAACAACAACAGAGATATTACTGACTGATGAGGATTCCACTCTAACAAGTGTCCCTCCACTATTAATTCCTATAGAATCTGCTGCTTTAAATTCGTATGTACCACCTTGTTGGTATGAAACTTCACTATCAACATCAGCAACATTTTTGCTGAGAATTTTTACATCTATTGAACCATTATTAACTTGTGTAATAATTCCCTTTAAAACTCCAGTTTCTGAAGTAACAGTTCCAATTCCACCAAATGATCTGGTGTATGATGTACTAACACCATATCCAACTGCAAGACCAGAAGTACTAATTGCAATTCTTTGATCTGCGAGACCATCAATTACGCAGACTTTTAATTTATTTGCCCAAGAACCTGGATTTCTTGATGCCCAATACCAATTTGTATCAGAAGTATGATTATTATCATAATCTTCTAAAGATTCAATTTTTAATGAAACTGATGTTGCTGCAACTCCAGAATTTGAGTTCCTTAAATTTGTTCCATCGCATCTTACAACTCTTAAAATTCCACCATAAGAAAGGAAAGATGATGCACTTAACCAATATTCATATTGACCATCTGAAGAAATTGGTTTTCCGAATACATTAAGTAAATCATTTTCATTTTCAATTAAAATAGGTTGATTAACAGGACCTTTTTGGAAAGGACCAGCAATAGCACCTACCTGATTTGTTCCAGCGGTAATTCCACCAACAGTTAAGTCAACTTCCCTAATTTTGACGCCAGGTGATACTAAATTTAACGCCATTTGTTTCCCCTCGTTAAGAAGTTCATTTTGCCTAGAAATATTTATAAATTACATACTTTACAATGGGGAAACGGCCAGTGAACATTTACCAATCTGGGTATTCCCAATAAAATGTGCTTATATTTTTTTTTCTATTTTGAGTAATTCTTTTGATTGTGCATATTTTACATTCATATGAATATGCGGATGATATATCCCCTCTACCTTTACGAGTTAAATAAAAACCATCAATCAAATCTTTTATTTCTTTACAAACTCTACATTTTCTTTCTGTTAAAAATAAGTGCTCCAATTCAAACTGATCACTTATGTTCATTTATCTGTATTCCCACATATATGACCTGTCACCGTACTCATCCAAATACCATCTATCTCCATCTTGATCAACAAAACTAGATTCATCTGTCCCATCAATAATAAATCCAAAAGGTGCCATATCTTGTTCAATCTGATCCTTTTGTTCTTCATAAATTCTTTTTCGGACATCATTGTCTGTCATTTCTTTGAAATAGTCTTGGACCACTAACCAAGAAAAAATAACAAGACACATTGCAAGATCATCATTGCAACCTTCTTCTGCTTCAAATGATTGATTTTTTTGAATAAAAGTAGTCAATTCACTGATGATATCATAATCTTTAATTAATAACTTATCATCTTCAATAATTGTTTTTAGGTTTGAGCAACCTACTTTTTTAACTGTCTTAGACATTTTAATACCAAGTTGTGTCTTTTTGCCGGAAAATCCTTGACCAACTAATTGTCCTGCTCTTCCCCTCATAGAGCACATTAAAATATTATCATATTCTAAATCAAAATGCAAAATGCTTGATACTTGTTCTCCAATATCATTAACCTCGGTAAGAACAAATGCTTTATTATATGCTTTTGCAACTTCGTGAATGATATTTGGAAAAAGCATAGGTTTAATTTCGTTATTACGATATTTTGCAACAACTTTGTATGGAAACTGACTTATATCAAACACAATAAATGCAGAATAATCATTACTCATTCCACGAGATACGTCTACAGTCATTAAATAGGTATTATTCTCTTGGGGTTCTTCATAAACATCTAGACCTTTACTTCTAGTTAATGGATCATCATATGCCATCATTCTCAGTTTTGATGCTGTAATTAATGTATCAACAGACCCTAAAAATTCACATTCAAATTCTTGTGTGAATTGTCTTTCTGAAGTGTTTGCAATTGTTTGTCGTTTCCATTCCGCATCTCTTCCTGGAACTTGAGACCAATGAACCTCCAAAGGAACATAACCATTTTTTCCCCTTTCAGCATCGTGCCAAAGTTTATAGAACATATTCATCCCGTTTGGAGTTGAGATGATAATTACCTTTGTTGTGTTTCCTGAAGAAATAGTAGGATACACAGAAGAGAAAAATTGTTCTGCAATATGGTTTGGAATAAACGCAAATTCGTCCAAAAAGATGATATTGAAAGAGTTTCCCCGAACAGCAGATGACGACGTAGATGCTGCAACAATTTTAGATCCATTTTCTAATTCTAAAGATCCTTTATTCCAAGATCCAACTCCTTGTTGCATCCAATCTGGTAAATTTTCATAAGATAGTTGCAATCTTTGAAGTAGTTCTCTTGCAGTTTCTGCTTTGTTTGCAAGAATTGCAATTCTTATATTATCATTAAAAAGTGCATAATGAAGAAGATAAGAGACTACAGTAGTTGAATTGTGTGTTGGTATAAATGTTTTTCCACATAAAAATAAATGATCTTCATTATCAACTGAAATGCATTGCATCGGTTCAGTTTCAATTCTGCGAATATTTTTAATATAAAGTCTTTTATTTTTTGGGTGATTTAAACTATTTTTTTGTCTTTCTAATTTTCTTGGGAGAGTAAAAACCTCATATGCAGATGTACTAAAACTTATAGTTCCATATAAACCATCATATCCTGAAATTTTTTTATATCTTAATCTACTTTTAATACCTAATGATGAAAGTAACTCTCTAACTTGATATAATAAATTTCCGTCTTTTTGATAAAATTCACAGGCACCATTTGGAGATACTGAACCATCAGTATCCATTAATCCTCTTAATAGTTCCAATCGTTGGTGAGTTGAAGATCTTAAATATTTTTCTGGAATAATTTTTTCTTTATCTAATCCCAACAAATGAGTTTCTTTTCTTAAATTTTTATAATAGTATCTCCAAACATTTTTAGTATTTTTTTCTTTTGATTTCGTTGTAATTTCTAATGGAATTCTACTAGATATTTTTTCCATATCTTCACATAAACCCGTAATTCCACCATTATTTCTTGATCCATCACCCAACCAAACTCCAAGAGTGTATGGATCTATTGGTAAAGATATTTCTGGCAATTCAATCGCATCACAAATATTTACATAAATTGATGATGCTGTTTTTGTATTTTTGAGAGAATTAAATTTTTCTATTATATCTTTGGTTTCCAAAACTTTCTCTTTGTGATTCCAATCACTATGAGAAACTTTCCATAAATGTTTACTACAAGATTTGATAGTTTCCCCACTGTCAAATTCTATTTCGTAAGTGTCTATTTTTTGTATTGGTGATTTTCCAATTACTTTTGTGGGTTTTCCATCTTTTCCAAAAATTAAATCTCCAATTTTAAGATTCCCCATTGTCGTCCAACCTGTTGGTGTTGGAATTGGTGTATCCAAGGAAAGCATTTTTCCTGTTTGCCTTGGTAGTTTTGCAATATTAAATCTATTAATGTGAAAGTTACTAATTAAAGTTTCTTGAAAATCATACATACTAAACGGAATTAATCCGTGATCAAGAGATACAATTTTTACATAATTTTTTGCAAAATATATTGGATCACTTTTGCATTTTAAATATTCATCAAGTCTCTCCTTTGTCCAATCTATTGAAACATTTTCTGCTTTTAGATTAGGATTTCCCTTATAATGCTTTTCCATCAATTAATCCAATTTTTGATATAACTTCTTGTTGCTGTAAATATAATTTTACAAATGATTTTGCTATATTTCTTACTTGTTCTATGTTTTCGCAAGAATTAACTTCTCTTGAAATTCTTTCGTATTCGAAATTTTTAGTTAAACAATCTAAGGTTATTTTATCTGGATCCATCTAATTCTCCTGTAAATAGTAAAGGTTTTGTTGGGTCTTTAATTGAAGGGTTGAAACTTAGAACAATCGCATCTGGATATATCTTTCTTAGTTCATAAGTTACTTGTTGTTTTGATGGTCTAGTGAACTGAGGGAAAAACATTTGTGCAGAAAGATATCTTCCTCTCCAGTTAAACATTATAGAATAAGTAGAACCCCTTGATTGTATTCTAGTATATATTTCTCGGATATTTTTTATTTTATTGTCAGAATAATTATATTTTACTTCCTCATTTGCTGGATGAGGTCTATTGGGATCATATTTTTTATTAGAAATTGAAATTGTAGGAAATGTGGGTTCAATAGCAGAAGAGTATAATAACCAATATTTTGGACCATATTTACATTCTCTCATATGTTCCATTTTTTGGCAGTTTGGGCAATATCTTTTTTTACCTTGATATATTGGACCATCCCAATCATATGCAAGAGCATCAGTACTTTCTGATTTTGTTCCCCAACTATCTGCACCAACCTTTCGACACTTAACCAAAGCACCAGAAGCATATGCACTTGGCCAAACTCTATATCTTGATTTTACTTTGTGGTAACAAGCATCTTTTTTTTCAATAATCGTTTCCTCAGTTTTTACATTAGTTGGTTTTGCTGCTCCTGATTTTTGCGGTTGATTTGGGTCTTGTTTATTTTTCCTTCTAAATGCACTTTCCTCTTCTTCATCAGATAAATTTGCTGCCATTTTAGAACTTCCACATTTTGGTGTAGAAGTTTGTCCTGGTTGACG